GTACAGCGTAGTAAGGAATAAGTGCAGGTTTAAATGGATTCATAACAAGGCGCAAAACTTGGTTGTTACATACCCAAATGTTTACGTTTACTTGCTCTGTATCTTTTAACTCTTTAGGTATATCTACATCGTACTCTTCTAAGACCTCTCTATCTACAAAGCCCCAAAACTCATGTACTTCATAACGCTCCGCTTTACCGCTTTGAGCGTCATCCTCCATTGCTTGCTCCCACCACTTCTTCTCGTAGGACTCACCCATGCTAAGGGCTTTATCAATGGCGTTATCACGAAAGAAAGGTCTACCTTTTAAAGCACGAACCTGTGAGCGTGACATTTTGTGTCGCTCAACAATATACTCAGCCTCATCCATATTAGCAGCATCAGGATCAGGGTAGAAGTTCCAAATAGAAACGTGACTAGTGGATGGTACAGTCTTAATAGTTGGCTTGTACTCACCTTCATCATCCCAATTAGGGTACTCTTTATTTACGGCAAACGGACCCTTCATTATACCTGTGCCAAACAAAGACAACTCAAAAGAACTTAAGCGTAACTGTTTGTTAGCTCCTGACTCTTCTAGTTGATCGTGTATTTTCTTTTGCATCTTCTTAGCTGCAACAAGTGCAGGATTGAAAGTAATACTTGTAGGTAGTGTACCTTGCCCTTCAATCAACTTATCTTCTACAGGCTCTAGCTTCTTAGCCATACCACCTAGACGCTCACGCAAGCCGTCCATTGTTTCTCCCGGTTGCAGCTTTGCATCCTCAGAGCTAAACATGGGTGGTGTAAAAGTTTCTTTTAGTTCTTCTATACCTTGCTCTGCTTGTGGTGAAGCATCAAAGTGTACGGACTCAGCCACGCCCTCTGGTAATGTAGTCGGGTCTATAGCTAGTGGGAACTTATGGCTACCAAATAGTACGTCAACAATCTGACCGTATGCTGCCAGTGTTTTAGTTTTAGTTACCTTGACAAATACGCGAGACTTTTCTGTTTCAGTAAATTGTACTTCATTGTTGTACATGCCACGGTAATTGCGGTACGCATCCATCCAACGCTGTTCATCTGTATAACGTGCATCTTCTGCCCGTTTATAACGATCCATTACCAAGTTAATAATGTGACCCGTCTTAGGATCATGCATACTCTCAGAGGTAACGTCCTCAATGTGAGAGGACTCGCCTGACTCTAAGTTAGTTTCAAAGTCTGTTGTGAAATCATCTGGGTCCATATTTAATATCCGAATACTGGATCAGCAGCTTGAAAACCGCTTCTCTGTGTTGAAGGGTTGAAATCCCACAAGGAACTTCTAGGTCTTGTCATGATACCATACCTTAAAGCATCGTACAAGTGATCTTCTGCGTTAGTATCTACGTCTTCAGGGTTACGCTTATCTAAAGGAATACTAGGTATTTGCGCTATGCAGTTGGTGCAGGTAGAAAAGAATACGAGTTGGGGTTCCTCAGTAAACTCATCTACCTGCAAACGACGGTGTATCTCATTTTTGCCTGACACCCTAGAACCTTTAGAACGATCTGAAGGTCTCCAGCGACAGCCCTTCATAATCATTTGCTCTGCTAGACTAGGGCCAGTGTCACCTCTTTTATGCCAGAGGGACGAGTCCAACACGCCGTATCTTATGGTTCCATCGTCTGCCTCTGCCTCTAATATCATATCCGCTAAGTCAGTAGCAGTAACTTTGGTGACATACATTTCCCTATAAACTACAAGCTGCTCTGATGGAGACACAGCAAACCACACAACACCTGTCCAACTGCCGTACCCATAATCGCAAGCTCTGAACTTCGCCCAGCTATTAGGAATATCGTAAGGCTCAACAACGTGAACTTTTCTGTTGAACTCAGGGAACGCTGCACCCTCATTAACATCCCAGTTTCCTTCTAATAACTGCTTACGTTGATGCTCTGGCATAGACAACAACATAGTCTCATAATCGCCGCTGTCAGCTAAATACGGATTGTCAAACAAACTTGCAGGTATAAACCTACGCTTAAATAAAGGTTGACCTTCTTTAGTGTGACCTCTAGGGTACTCTAAACGGTCTCCTGTCTCAATATCTGTAGCCCAAAAAGGCTTATTAGGCTTAGACGGGTCAATAAACATTTTCTTAACCCATTGATGCCCAACAGAACCGGGGTTTGTTGTAGCCCTCATGTACAAGCCTAACTCAGGTGATGCACTACGTAAACGTGACCTCATATAATTCCACGCAAAAGGTGTAGCCCACTGAGTTAACTCATCAAATGCAATGTAGTTAAACGCCTGTCCTTGATAGCGCATAACGTCTTGGTCTTTATCTAGGTAACTCATCCAAATGCGCCCACCTCTAGGTGTAACCCATTGAGACTTACGCTCTGACCACTTAATCCCCGGAATTGCTTTAGGATACAACTCTTGACTTTTCTGTATAAGCTCTCTTAGTTCCTCTGTAGTGTGGCGTACAAGCAAGCCACTAAAAGCGCGGTGATTTAGGTTGCGTAAGGGGTCAGCTAGTGTAGCGTAGCTTTTACCGCCACCTGCTGCACCCCCGTACAACACCTCACGCTCACCTGAAGCTAGAAAGTCTGTCTGTGGCCCTGCATTAGGCTGAAAGACAATGTTTTGCGCTTCCTCTACATCAAATGGCGCAGGTATTACTGTAGCTGGAATTGTTTCACGTGAAACATTTTTACTCGGCTGGACAGGTGTAGTAGCCTGTTCTTTCTTTTTCAAGCGTTTCGTACTGCGTGATCGCTTCTTGGAGCCTTTTGGCAAGCTCGCGCTTGATTCTAGCAGTTGTTTTACGTTTTCGCTCAAGGTCTACTCTCTTCTTTAAGCCCATGTGAGATATACTTTTGCCTGACTGTGTAGTTAACCAAGCAGAAACTTCTCTGTAACTATATTGCTTTAAGTGCTTCTTTGCAAGCTCTAATAGTTCTAACTCTTTCTCAATAGGGTTTAACCAACGTTCATCGTTTGGGTCTATCTCGTAACCAAAAGGTACAAACTTTACTAGCCTTGGTATTCTCTCCCAATGTCGTAGCTTCTTAGGCTTAGGTAGCATCCAATAACCTAAGTCAGTAAACGCAAAGTGCCTAGTCATCATTACTTTCTTTAGGGGGCAAGATAAACAAACCACCACTAGCCTCTACTGCAACCTTTTCAGTTTTAACTACACCAGCACGATCTAGTATTTGTCCTGCTGCAACCATCTTTTCTTTAATACCAAGCTGAGTAGGGTCAACCAAAGCACTACCGTAAGCAACCGCAGCTTTAGGCCCAAGACGCGCCATGTAAGTCTTTGTAGCCTCAAATATTTCATCCTTTAAGCCTTCTATAATAGCTTTTGTAGATGAACCATCAGCATAACCTGCAAGCTTCTTAGCTTGTACAACATCACCTTGAGCCTCGTCAAACAAGACCTGCATAAAGAGTTGTTGTTTTTCGTTCAGTACCCTACTCATGTTACTCTCCTGTACGGCTTGGAAGCTTTAGCCGCTTTCTTAGGTTGCTTAGAAAACTGCTTACCTTTTGCTGTATCTGCTCTTTTTTTCGCTGAAGACGCAGCATAAGACTTAGAATCCATAGCTTTAATAGCACTAGCTGGCAAGTAACGCTCCCCTGTAGCCTTTGGACCTTGCGTAGAAGGTTTACCACTTTTAGTTCTCCAATCCTGCTTAGTCCACGACTTAAGGCTTTTTTGACTATTAGCTAAACCGCCAGAGTTCATCTTGGCGGCTGGCTTTTTCTTTGCTTTAGGTGTTTTACTTTTGTTTGGCATTGTGCTTCTTTTGTACTGCAAAGTTAGCAGTAAGGCTTGCCCCCTTGTGAGGGGCAAACTTACCATCATGCTTCATTAGTTTTAAACTGCCATCTTTTTGTTTCATCCAGTGATAGCCTTTAGGTGCGTCTACTTTCATTACTTATAACCTCCACCTGCAGCTTTGTAAGCTTTAGCAACCATTTGTGCTTTTCGTGCAGACCACTGCCCCGGCGCACCACCCTTACCACCCGCTTTTATCCTGTTAAAGATTTGTTTTCGCATTCCCGGTTTAGTGTAGTTACCCGCTTTGTTTACAGTAGACTTTTTAGCTGTAGTGCTTTTTTTGCCTTTGTCACTATAATTACCTTTTAGCTTTTTTAAGGTTATTTACTTGTGACTTAACCATACCACCCATATTGTAAGACATTACACCTTTTTTAGCCATGC